ATTGGGCTTGATCCAGAAGTCCAAGCGCGGCGATGGCAAATTCAACCCCTATATCAGCATCTCCAATGCGGCCTATGATCGCATGGTGCGGCTAGCAACCGAGCTCGGCCTTACCGCCGCCCGGCGCGAGAGTGCCAAGAAGGTAGACAAGCCGGTTGGCATCGCCGCCGACAAATTCCTCAAGCGCAATGCGGCGGTCTAGCTTGCCTAAAAAGCTGCCGCCTGAACTCAGACTGACCGGCGAGCGCCGCCAGTCTGAGCGCCCCCGTATTAGCCGGCCTCGTCTTACCCCGCCGCCGGAGCCGGAGCTAAGCCCGATCCAGCAATGGGCCGCCAGCGACCCGGCTACCCAATGGGCGCAGGATGTGATTGCCGGCCGCATCGTTGCCGGCCAGTTGATGAAGGCCGCGGCCGAGCGCCATATGCGCGACCTCTGCCGCACCGACCTGCGCTTCGATGTCGCCAAGGCCGCCGACGCGCTGGAATTCTTCCCCAGCATGTTCACGGTTACCGCCGGGGCCGCTTCCGGCCAGCCGTTCCATCTGCCGAACTATCTGGCCTTTGTGGTTGGCTCATTATTCGGCTGGTACAAGCCCTCCGGCCGGCTGCGCTTTCGCGAGGCTTGGTTAGAGATTGGCAAGGGGCAGGTGAAGACCCCGTTAGCGGCCGCTGTCGGCCTCTACATCATGGGCTGGCGCGGGATTGCCCGCAGCGAGGTCTACACGATAGCCAAGGATCGTAATCAGGCCAACGTACTGTTCGCCGACGCCGTCAATCTGTGCCGCGCCCCGATCCCCGGGCCCGAAGGCCCCACCAGCGACTCGCTTGAGTCGATCGGCGAGGTCATTATTCGCGGCACCGGCGAGATGGCGTGGATGATCGAACATCCCGGCACCCATTCCAAATTCCGCGTGCTAGCCAACGACGAGAAGATCTCCGGGCCGAAGCCCGCCATGGTATGCGCCGACGAGATCCATGAGTGGAAATCCGCTGGCCAGCTGGAGCTATGGAAAGCCGCACTGGTAAAGATGCCGACCGATGCGCTGCTGATGATTACCACCAACACCCCGGCCGCCGACCAGATTATTGCGACCGAGCTTTCGGAATTCTACCAAGGCGTCGTCAAAGGCGTGTTCGATGACGATGCGGTGTTCTCGTTTATCGCCCGGGTCGATGACGACGACGACCCGATGAACGACGAGGACTGCTGGCCGAAAGCCTTGCCGTTGCTGGGCTTGACCTACCCGGTGGAGAATGTGCGTACTGCGGTGGCGAGCTCGCGCCACCGGATCGCCACTAGCCTAACTACCAAGCGGCTGTACTTTGGCGTGCCGGTCGGCTCCTCGGCCTACTGGATCGACCTCGACTCGTGGGAGCTGGTGCAAGGCGATTTCCGCGAGGACGATATGGGCGATGCGCCGTGCTATCTCGGCCTCGACCTCTCGCAGAAGAACGACCTGACTGCGCTCTCGGCGGTGTGGCGCAAGGACGGCAAGCACTACGTCAAGATTTATTACTGGCGGCCGCGCGACAATGCGGTGGAAGCCGGTAAGGCCGACGGCGCGCCGTACTTCGAATGGGGCCAGCAGGGATTGCTCAAGCTGGTACCCGGTCTCAGTATTGAGTACGATTACGTGGCGGCCGAGGTGCAGCGTCTACACACCCGCTTTGCGGTCAAGGCGATGGCGTTCGATCCCGCCCATTCGATCGAGTTCCGCAAGGCCTGCGACCGCATCGGCTTTACCACCTGGGTGTGGAAAGAAGGCGAGACCAAAGGCAGCGGACTGAAGATGGTGGTGCACTCGCAAGGCCGCATGGGAATGCATAGCAAGCAGATGTTGTGGATGCCGCGCAGCCTGCAGCTATTGGAAGATTGTGTGCTGCGTGGCGACATCGTAATCCAGAAATCCCCAATCACGACGTGGTGTAGTGGCAACGCCGCTATCGAGGCCGACGCCCAGAACAACCGCTGGCTAATTAAGCAGCGGACGCGCGGGCGCATCGACGGCATCGTCAGTGCGGCCATGGGAGTTGGTATAGCACTCGCCGGTCTCGACGAGGCCCGCGAGCCTGAGTTCCAACTATTGGTTATGTGAGATGGCCACGCACCCGCCCGAGACCGTCTATGTAGGCGATGATTGGGTCCTTCTACGCACACTGGGGTCCGCCGCCCCGGGCATTGCGCTGGAATGGGTGCTGGCCACGCGCGGTGCTCTGGCACAGGTCATAGCTCCTGGTGCAGCGGTAGTCGAAGTCATAGACGAAGCCGCTGGGAGTGTGAGTGTGCGGGTGCCGCGCGACCTTAGCGCGACCATCACCCCCGGCCGTTACATCGACGGCCTGCGGGTAGTGGCGGTCGATGGCACGATAACGACCGAGGTCGTTGGCCAACTCGAGGTCGTCAATCCCGGCTTCATTATCCAGCCGGGAGACTCGCCGTCCGGGGACTCGCCCTCGTGAGGTTCTGGCTCGCCCGCCGGCAGAACATCATGTCGGTGGATAACGCCAGCGTCGGCAGCATGAACTACGCCGCGCTTGCCAGTAATGTAAACTTTGTGGAATGGCGCGATGCCGGCGAAGGCGAAGTCGAGTACAGCGACCGCCCGCCGATGCGTGAGTCCACGATCGACGTACTGCCCTACTGTCCATATTTTGACCAGTTCCTCCTCAAGCTGGTCGGCATCACCCTGACGCAGGCGAAGAAGGTCAAGAAGGATCTGATCGCCGAAGTCTACAATACCAAGCGGCAGGCGCCGTTCCATTACGTGGTGGCAGCTGGTGACTACTTCTGGGACGCGACCGACGCGACCTTGTTCTCGTCCACGATCCCGGCCATCCAGAACGCTACCGCTTCGATCAACGCCATCGTGACCGCGCTCAATGCCGTGGTGGCCTACTACAATTCAAACTTCGTCAACGCCATCAACGGCAATGCCACTATCGGGAATGCCAATGCCACTATCGCCAACATATTGACGACCCAACTTGGCGCCCTGGTGGCGGAAATAAACTCTTCCATCGTCGATGCCACGAACCTAGGTTTCAACTCCGTCGATGCCCTCGATGCCAGCATCTACGCCCAGGGCAACGCCCTCGTCAGCTTTTTGAATATTACTACTATCGCCTCTCTCAATGCAGCGACGGTCCCGATCGGCTCCGCGCTTTTGAATTCTCCGTTGTTACCGATAACCGGCATCGACTTTGCCGCCGGCGGTTCTAATCCAAACCGCGACAGCTACGTCTCGGCCCCATCGCCCGGAACTCAGAGCGTCGGCATGATCAGCACCACGGCCGCGCCGTGGACCAACCTAAGTCCGGTTGCGACCAGCAACGTGCAATGGATCCCGGTCGGCGGCACTGCGCCGGTCACCGTCACCCCCGCCGAGCAGGCCGCCATCCTGAACGGCATCGCCGTCCGCTCTGCCGATCTCAATACCAAAAAGAATACCAAGACCAATGCCGTCAATGCCTGCACTACGATAGGTCAAGTGATCGCCTATGACGTGACGACAGGCTGGTAAATGCCCGGGGAAGAGTACGACGAGCTCGAGGAAGCGCGTGGCGAGACCGTCCGCGACATCGCCGATTGTCTGGCGCGGCTGGCGCGCGCTAGCTACCTGCTCTCCCCCGCCCAGCGCGTCTTCATAGCCGAGGAGCTACGCAACGTCGCCGACCTGTTCGACCGCGGCAAAGGCGAGCAGCTGCGCGCCCGTATCCGGCGCGGCCGCTTTGTGCTGATGACGCTTAACGGTCCCAATGGCCGCCCGCTTTACAGATTGACGAGTTAGATGGCCACGCCGCGACCCATGGCGCCATCACGAGTCATCAAGCGAAGTATTGTCATCGGCCAGCACAAGACCAGCGTCAGCCTCGAAGCGGAATTTTGGGATTGCTTCAAACGGCTGGCGTACTCCCGCGGTCTCACGCTTAGCCAGCTCGCCAGCCGGATCGACGAAAATCGGATCGGACAGGGCGGCAACCTGTCTTCCGCCCTCCGCGTCTTCGTCTTGGATTACTACCGGGAGCAATTCTATGCCAGCACTCAAGGCGGCCGAACTCAAGATCACGCCCGATGATGGCGAGAGCCACAGCGACTTCATCGACCGCTGCATGGAAGAGGGCTTTGACGAGGACGAGTGCGAACTAATCTGGGATGAGGAAAAAACCATGAGCGCAGCACCGGCTATGAAGCAACCGCGGATCGACGCCAATGCGGTGCGCCGCGCGATCCACGTCACCGAGAAGGCCGCCAAGAATGATGGCGTCATTACCTTTGTGCTCAGCGACGAGACGCCCGATCGCATGGGCGACATCATCATGGCTAGCGGCTGGAAGCTGGCGAACTTCAAGCGCAATCCGATTGCGCTGTTCGGCCATCGCTCCGACATGCCGATTGGCAAGTGGCGGAATATCCGCATCCAGAACGACCAGCTGCTGGGCGACCTCGAGCTCGCCGATAAGGGCACCTCGCCACGCATCGACGAAATGATTGCGCTCGTCGAGCAGGACATTCTGCGGGCGGTCTCGGTCGGCTTCAAGCCGCTCAAGCACGAGCCGCTGGATGAGAAGGATCCCTGGGGCGGAGTGCGCTTCGTCCAACAAGAGCTACTCGAAACATCTCTGGTCAGCGTCCCCGCTAATCAGAACGCGTTGCGAGTTGTGAAGTCGCTCGGCATTTCCGAAGCGACGCAGAAGATCGTCTTTGGCGCGAGTCTAGACGTAGGCACTGGTACGCAGCGACGAGCTGCAGGCACGGCAGTAGTAGTCAAACAACAGGAGGCCAGGATGGCCAAACGTACCATTGCCGAGCAGATTGCCGGCTTTGAGGCGACCCGCGCTGCGAAGGCAGCAAAGATGGAAGAGATCATGGATACCGCTTCCGACAAGGGCGAGACCCTTGATCAGGAGCAGCAAGACAACTACGACGCGCTGGCCGACGAGGTGAAGTCGGTTGACCAGCACCTCGACCGGCTGCGGGTTCTGGAGAAGACCAACCTGCACCAGGCGGTGGAAGTCCGCGTGGTCGATGCGAGTGACGCTGCCCGTGCCCGCGCCAACGATGGCAACATCGTGCGGGTGGAGGGAATGCGCTCGCGCGTTCCCAAGGGCATTCTGTTCGCCCGCCACTTCATCTGCCGGGCGTTCTCCTCGCTCAACCCCGGTACTTCCGCTATCGAAGCGGCGCGCAACTTCGGCTACTTCGACCAGACGCCGGAACTCGAGGGCATCCTCAAGGCCCCGGTGCTGGTCGGCACCACGACCGGAACGAACTGGGCCAAGCCGCTGGTGGAGCCGCAGTTCATGGCCTCGGAGTTCATCGAGCTCCTAGTCCCGCTCACGATCATTGGCCGCATCCCGGGCCTGCGCCGGGTGCCGTTCAATATCAAAATCCCGCGCGAGATCACCGCCGCGTCGGTCAACTGGGTCGGTGAAGGCGCCCCGAAGCCGGTCAGCGCCATGGCGTTCGACTCGATCTCGCTCGGCTTCACCAAGGTGGCCGGGATCGTGCCGGTGACCGACGAGCTGTTCCGCTTCAGCAACCCGGCGATCGAGGCGCTGGTGCGGGACTCGTTGCTCACTGCGGTGGCGCTGCTGACCGATCGGGACTTCCTCGATCCCAGCAAGGTGGCGGTGCCGGGCGTCAGTCCGGCTTCGATCACCAACGGCGTGACTCCGATCAACCCGACGGGAACCACGGGCGACGCGCTCCGCGCCGACCTTGGTACTCTGCTGTCCACCTACGCCGGCCTCAATATGAGCGTGGCCGGTCTCGTGCTCGTGATGACCTCGCAGCAGGCGATCCGCATCTCGCTGCTTCGCAATGCGCTTGGTCAGAAGGAGTTCGATGGTATGGGTCCTGGTGGTGGCTCGCTGGAAGGCATTCCGGTCGTCACTTCGGAGAACATCGTCACTGCCGGTTCGCCGGCCGGCAGCCTGATCGTGGCGATCAATGCCCCGGAAATCCTCCTCGCCGACGATGGTGCGGTGCAGGTCGATATGAGCCGGGAAGCCTCGTTGCAGATGGACTCGGCTCCCGACAGCCCGCCCACTGCTTCGACTATCATGGTGTCGTTGTGGCAGCGCAACATGGTGGCCCTGCGGGCCGAGCGGATGATCAACTGGATGCGGCGTCGCGATGGCGCGGTCCAGTACATCTCCGGTGCGGCCTACGCTTAAGTCCTCCTAGGTGACCGACAAACTAGGGGCAGCTTCGGCTGCCCCTTTTTTTAGAGGGACACAAACTTAGGAGAGACCCCCAATGCCGAAGATGATCGCACTTTCTAAATTCCGTTATCCAAGCGGACCGTCGGGTAAGGAATACAATTCGGGCGACGAGCTCGATGTGAGCAGCGACCGCGACGCCAAGGCCTTGCGTTTGGTCAAGCGCGCCAAGGATGCCCCGGTCACCCAGCCAGCCGCGGAGCCGCCGAAGTCAACGCGAGGCGGTGCGCGTCCCAAACTCGATCCCTATAAGACCACGGCGATGGCTCCGGCGGCCGAGGAGGCCAAGCCAATCACTACGACGGAAGGCCGTCCCGGCACCTACAGCCGCGAGGATATGACGGCCGAGACTGCCGTGGGCCATAAGGAAAGCGAGAACTGAGATGCGCCTCCTCGGCTTCGATCTGTCCGTCAAGCGCGCCGTTCCTCCCGGCGCGCAGTTAATCAGCGGCGATCGTGGCCGGTGGTGGTGGCCCATCGTGCGTGAACCGTTTACTGGCGCCTGGCAGCGGAATAGCGAGCTGCGGGCGGAAAGTGTGCTGGCGATGTATGCGGTGTACGCTTGCATCGAGCGCATCGCCAGCGATGTCGGGAAATGCCGACTCAAACTTGTTGAGAAGGACGAAAACGACATCTGGACGGAGGCGGACTCGGCCGCCTTCGCTCCCGTCCTGCGCAAGCCCAATCACTACCAGACGCGCATCCAGTTTTTCGAAAACTGGATTGTGTCGAAGGTGACCACCGGCAACACCTACTCGCTCAAGGCCCGCGATGAGCGCCGGGTCGTCACCGCGCTCTACCTGCTGGATCCGCTACGGGTCAAGGTATTGGTCACCCCGTCCGGCGATGTCTATTACGAGCTCAATGAGGACTACCTCGCCGACCTGCATCCTAATCGTGACGCAGGCGGCGGCGGCATCGTGGTGCCGGCCTCGGAAATAATCCACGATATGTGCACCATCAAATTCCATCCGCTGTGCGGCGTGCCGCCTTTGATTGCCGCCGCCGGTCCGGCCGGGCAGTCGCTCAATATCGAGAAGAACTCCACCACCTTCTTCCGCAACAATTCCACTCCCGGCGGTTTGCTCACCGCTCCCGGCGAGATCAAGGAAGCGACCGCCAAGCGGCTGAAGGAGTATTGGCAGACTGAGTTCAGCGGCGACAATGCCGGCAAGATCGCCGTGCTTGGCGACGGTCTTAAATTCGAGCCGATGGCGACCACCGCGCAAAGCTCGCAGCTGGTGGAGCAGCTCGGCCTGGGCGCCAAGATGGTGTGCTCAGCCTTTGGCGTTCCCGCCTACATGGTTGGCGTCGGCGACCCGCCGGCCTACAACAATATCGAGGCGCTCAATACCCAATATTACACCCAATGCCTGCAAAAGTATTTCGAAGCCATCGAGCTGCTTTGCGACGAAGGCCTCGGACTCGTGGACACTCCTAAGCGCTGGCTAGGCACCGAGTTCGAACTCGACGACCTGCTGCGGATGGACACGATGGCGTTGATCGAGTCCATCGACAAGGCGGTCAAGGCCGGGGCGATGAAGCCAAACGAAGGCCGCAAGAAACTTAACTACGGCCCGGTGGAAGGTGGCGATGCCTGCTATCTGCAGCAGCAAAACTTCTCACTCGCCGCCTTGGCCAAGCGCGATGCGAAGGAAGACCCGTTCGCAAAGGTAGCCCCTCCGGGAGCTCCGCAGCTTCCGAAGCCCGCAGACGGTGGTGATGGCGCAGACGAGGAGGCCGCTTCGATGGAAGACACCCCGATGATTGAAGTCTATCGCGCAGCATTGCGATTGCAGATTGAGTCGCGAGCGGTGGCCTAGAAATGAAAAGCCAGAACATAGCCGACCTAGTCGGCGCGATCGTCGCGCCGGTCGTTGGCGATTATATCCGTGAGTGCCGCAATGCCTTGACGGAAAGCCGCGCCTTAGTGGCGGAGCTAACCGGCCGGCTAAATGCGCTCGAGCGCTTCGCCGCGGTTCCCGGCAAGGACGGGTCACCCGGTATAGCAGGCGAGCCCGGTCCAGCCGGTCCCCCCGGTCCAGCCGGTCCCCCCGGTCCAATGGGAGAGGCTGTTCCCGGCCCTCCAGGGCCTCAAGGAGCGCCTGGGGAGAGGGGGGCGGTAGGTGAACGAGGGGAAAGCCTCCAAGGCCCTCCTGGGCCTGCGGGCGCGGCTGGGGAGCCCGGTCCCGCCGGACCGCCCGGGCTGGCCGGAAAAGATGCCCCGGAACCGGACCCGGACCGGATCGCGCAGCGCACTGCGGCCATCCTGGAGCCGCCGTTGCGGGCTTACCTCGGCGAGCTCGTCATCAACGCGACCCGGCACCTGCTCGTTTCCGATGACGAGAAGGGCATGAAGATTGATGACGTGCAGAAGCTGGTGACTGCGCTCATCGAACAACGGTTTAACGGTTTCATCGGTTTCATGCCGAAGGACGGCAAGGACGGCAAGGACTTCGAACCGGAGGCAGTGCGCTACATTATCGAGGAGGCAGTTGCAGCGCTGCCGCCGCCAGCCGATGGCAAGGATGGCCGCGACGGCAAAGATGGCAAGGACGGAAGGGACGCCAAGGATGTGGATGAGGAAGCGCTCATCATGCGCATCGCGCATCTCATCCCACTTCCCGAGGACGGCAAGGACGGCAAGGACTTCAAGGTCGAGGAGGTGCGACCAATCCTCGAGGAGCTGGTGCGCGCAATCCCGCCTTCTCCTCCAGGCCCGCCCGGCAAGGACGCCGAGCCGCTGGATCCCCAGCAATTCGTTCCGGCCATTCAAGAGACCATTCGGCATATGGTCGCGGCGATGCCGATGCCGCAGGACGGAAAGGACGGCAAAGATGGCAAGGACTTCATCCCCGACCTTGAAGAGGTCCGGCCGATGGTCTCGCAGGCCGTTCTGGAAGAGGTGGCAAAAATCCCCACTCCGGCTAACGGTAAAGATGGCAGAGATGGACGAGACGGTAAGGACGGAGTTGGTCTTGCAGGTTTCTTCATTGATCGAGAAGGCTCTGCTATCGCAACTCTTAGCGACGGGACCACACACAATCTCGGCTGCATCTTGGGCAAAGACGGCTTACCCGGATTGCCGGGGAAAGATGGCCGCGACCTGTCCTTGGTCAATCTGCGTTTTGAGCTAGACGAGCGTGTCTTCCGCGTCAAGCATGAAGACGGCAACGTCATTTTCTCCACCACGATCCCGGTGCCGCTCGATCGCGGCTCCTATTCCACCATCGCGCAATATGAGAAGTCCGACGAAGTGACGTTTGCCGGGCAAGTCTACATTTCGCTCAAGGACAACCCGGTAGGCAAGCCGGGCGAGACGACCGATTGGCGATTGCGAAGTCGGAAGGGACGTGATGGACGCGATGGTAAAGACGGCGCCCGCGGCGAGCGCGGACCCGAAGGAGCACCGGCCCAGCCACCCAAGCCCGACTTTGGGCGGCACCCCGAAGCCTGATTGGTTCCCGGACTGGACCGGAGCCACCTGCGCCATCGTGGCTTCCGGCCCCAGCGCGGTGCGGGAAAAGTTCGAGCTGCTGCAGGCCCGCCGCGACATAAAGGTGGTCGCGATCAATACCAGCTTTCAGCTGGTGCCGTGGGCCGACCTGCTGTATGCCTGCGATGGCAAATGGTGGGAGCTATACAAAGGTGTGCCGGACTTCCACGGCCTTAAGGTCGTCCACGAGCGTACCGTGGTGGCGAAGTTTCCCGAGCTCAAGCGAGTCGAGGTTATCCGGTTCGGCAACGAGCTCATCACCGAGCCTCCAGGCTTGTTAGGAGCGGGCGGCAATTCCGGCTTCCAGGCCTTGAACTTGGTGGTGCAGTTCGGCGTCAAGAAAGTCATCCTGATCGGCTACGATATGCGGGTGGACTATGGCGGGCACTGGCATCCCCGCCATCCGTTCCCGCTTTCCAATCCTGATGCCGCCGCAAACATTCCACGCTGGCGCAAGGCGGTTGATGGTGCCGCTCGCAAGCTAGCGCAGCTTCGGATTGAGGTCGTCAATTGCTCGATGGTTAGTGAGTTGGTGGCTTATCCGAAGATGCCTCTGGAAAAGGTTTTGGAATTGTCCTGACTCCTCCTTTCCCGGGTTGGGATGATCCTGAGCCGGGGCGGCGTGCAATTAGGAACAGCGATCGCACCATCCTGTTTCTTTGGTATCGCACTTCGTCTCGGTTCTTGAACAGGAGCGGCCTATGGATCCGGTGCGGATTTTTATTGGCGTGGGGGCGAATGACGAAGACCTCGAGTTTCAATCGGTGCTGCACTACTCGCTCGAACGCAAGACCAGCCAGCCGCTGGAAATCAATTGGATAAGATTGTCCCGCAACCCCGAGTCGTTCTGGTACTCGGACCCACAAGCCCGCAAAGGCTGGAACACCCGGACTTGGCACACCCCGTTCTCGCCGTTGCGGTGGGGCGTCCCGGCATTCTGCCACTTCCAAGGCAAGGCGATCTACCTCGACGTTGACATGATCGCGATGGCGGACATCGCCGAGCTATGGAACCAAGAAATCAAGGATGAGGCTGGGATGCTGGCGAAAGTCCCGGACATCTGCGTCACGATGTACAACAATCCGGCGATGCAGAAAGCGCTACCGCCAGTAGAGCAGATCAAGACCCAGCCCGGGCTTTACCGGCAGGTGCGCTATCGCTGCCTCGGCCAAGCCGGGCTGATCCAGAAAGTGAGCGGCAACTGGAACTGCCTCGATCTCAAGCGCGACCGCGGCGGCGAGTACGTTAAGGTGGACGACCCGGAAATCAAAATCCTGCACTTCACCAAGGTCGCCACCCAGCCGCATTTGCGCCATGCCTTGCCACGGTTGAAGAAGGAAGGCCGCAAGCATTGGTACGAGTTCAACCGGCAAGAGCCGATCCACGATCACGCCCGCAAGGATGCGCTAGCCTTCTTCGACAAACTTTTGGTTGAAGCTGATGAAGCCGGGTACAAGATCGACAACTATCGCAACCCGGAAGGCGCCTTTGGAGACTACGGCCGCTTCTGAATTGTTCCGGCAGGCCAACTCTTTTCTGGATGAGATTGAGCGCAAGTACCAGCAAGGCCAGCCGGTCGGCGCGCTCATCTATCTGCTGCACCTAGTCCTCGAAGATATCCAACAGCTGGGAGATGAGAGTGGGGTTCGGAGATGAACTCATGGGCAGCGGACTAGCCCGTGAAGCCAAACTCATTGGACACCGAATAGCCTTTGGGCACAGCGGCCGCATCCTTTGGTCAAAGCACGCCTACCCGATTTTCTACCATAACCAGAACGTCGCCCGTCCCGGCGATGAGCTGCGCGCCTTCCAGCCGGTCTTCAAGTGGATCGAACACTACCCCGGCAATCGGCTTTACAACAAGCTCGACCACGCCAAGACCCGCTGGATTTGGAATTACGATTTCAAGGCTATTCCCGGCGAGCTGTTCCTAACGCCAGCCGAGCAGAAGCGCGCGGAGATTGATGCCGGTAGCAACTTCATCTTGATTGAGCCCAACGTCCCGATGTGGAAGCGCTCGTCATGGAATAAGATGTGGCATGGTTATCAGGAAGTGGCCGACCGGCTCAAGGCCCGCGAGCTTGATGTCGTGCAGCTGGTTTACCAAGGAATGCATACCAAGCTGCGCGGCGTTCGCTACCTGACCTCGACCAATATCCGGCAAGCGATGGCCTACTTAGCGCGAGCGCGCCTGTTCATCGGACCCGAGGGCGGTCTGCACCACGCCGCTGCTGCGCTCAATGTCCCGGCCATCGTTCTATTCGGTGGCTTCGTCCCGCCCGCGATTACCGGTTATGACTTCCATGTCAATCTCACCGGCGGCGTCGAGGCCTGCGGAGCGCTCGACCACTGTACGCATTGCAAGCTGGCGATGCGGAAGATCACGACCGACGAGGTTATGGCCCATGCCTACCAGCAGATAAAATATGACGAAGTTTGCGCGCTATGATCTGCGGCATGATATCTGCAGCTTCGACTTCTACAATGTAGCCGTGATCGCCGCCGCGCGGGGCTATCGCGGATTTGTCTTCGACGGCCTCGATAATCCCAAGTGCGGCAAGTGGCCAAAACCGCAAGTGCTGGAGCGCTTCCACTCCATCATCGAACCCGGCCCCGCCTTCCTGCGGATGGATTGTTACTACGGCTTTGGCGGCGAGCGCATCGGCCATCCGCATCTGCGCCATCTCGTTGCCCGCTACCGCCTCGGTTTAGACTTCCCGCGCTTGTGTAGCGTGCAGGCTCCCCAGCTGGTCGAGTACACGGTGACGCTGCGACAAGAGCCGCGCATTCCTGAGCGCAACTCCAACCTCGCGGCATGGCGGGAGTTCGCTAGGATAATCGGGGCGCGGGTGTTCGAAGATTACGCGGTCGAACCGATCCCTCTGCACGAGCGCATGGCTTACTACGCTGGCGCCAGGATGAACTACGGCGTGCCCAACGGGCCGTTGTTTCTCAACTTCCTTTCCACCTATCCAGTCACTCTGTTTGCTTGCGACCGCTGCGCCGGGGCCTTTGGCAATGCCGGCATCAAGTTCGGCCGCCAGTTTCCGTGGTCGCAGTCAAACCAGAGACTGGTCTGGGAGCCGGATCACCTGCCTACTCTGCTGCAACATTTCGAAGAGACTAGCCGTGAAGGAAGTAGGCGGGATTTGGTTGCCGGATAGGGAAGAGCATCTGGTGCAGCATATGCAGCAGGTCAATCTTGCCGTTGATGGCAAGCTGACCTACCAGTACCACAAGCTCGATAAGGCGATGCGGCATGTGAAGGAGTGGCAAACCGCCATTGATATTGGCGCCCATGTCGGTCTGTGGTCGATGCATCTCGCCAAGCGCTTCAGCAAGCTGTACGCATTCGAACCTGATCCCGAGCTTTGCCAGTGCTTTGCTAAGAATGTACCGGGCGCTAATGTCGAGCTATTC